AAGAAATCCTCCTTGCGCCATAGTGGGTTTTTATTTATATCTAGCTTCCATATATATGATGCACCAGTAGACGTATCTCCACTATAAACATAACCATTGTCTATCTTTGTGTTTGGCCCAATAGCATTAACTGTAGTATATTTAAATTTACTAGCAGTATTATCCCATTGAAGGAATTTCAAATGCTCGCCAACACCTGGATTTCTATTCTGTCCAGATATATGTGATGTTTGTCGTATGCTTCTAAATTCCATTTATTGAGTTACAGTTATTAAGTATTGAATAAAAACTTTATCTCCAGCTTTCAGGTTATAATATGTATGCCAATAAAGAGTACTTCCTACTATGTGACAACCCTCTTCAGTTGGTTGTGTCAGATGTATTGGATCGTTATCATTAACTGTAACTCTTGTTGCCTCTGGGTCTACTTGAGATAGACTAAATGGCAATGTTAGGGCGTTAACGTCGTCATATAAGACTGTAATGGTAACTGCTCTCCAATCCTGGAATTGATTATTATATACAACAACGATTGGTGGAGTTGTTGTCTCTTCATCCTTATCTGCATCAACAAATGTATAGACAGTATCTCTTAACTCATAATTTATATACTCACGCATAGATGAAGTCATTTTACCAAAATCATCTTCTGATATAAGAGTATCTCCTATATATAATTCGCCATCAACTAAATCAATTGACTTTATTGCGTTACTTATAAAATGGAGACAATTTAAATCTTTATACCAAGTAATATACTCATCGCTACCAATGGATATAAAGTTAGCAACCTTATCCCAATAGTATAAGTATATCCTTTTGCAAAGATCAAATTCTGAGTTTAATATAGACTGTGTAATCATATTATATCTTTAAAAGCATCTTTTGCAAAGATACTAATCTTTTCATAAACTTTATACCCCTAGAATTGATGTTTGTAGTATCTAAATATTGCAACCCCTGTAGCCACGTAGAAAGCAAACAATAACGTTCAGCATTATATTTTATGTCTTCTGGTGAGTGTAGAGAGTTAATCTCACTAAATACAGCATATTTTATATTGGCCCAAACACCAAATCCTGCATAATTGCTAGAGTTGGCTCCTGAGTTTGTGGTTATATTAATTGTCCACCATCCATCATCAAGATAAGTGATGCCATTAAGATTCTTAAAGACAACATCAACTTCACCAGTTTCTACAAATAATAACTCTTCAGCTGAAGATAACCGATAAGACGACACTGGAGATGTTAAACTGGTACCATATAGATTTACTATGATATTAGTAAGCGATGATGGTGATCCACCAACTAGACCCCAATCAGTTTTGTCTTGAATAGTAACACCTGTCTGTTTACTATTTGAACTACAAAATATTATTAAATCACTCATGGTTATGTTTATTATGTTTTGGGAATCGCTCCTCAATTATTGTCCCTAATCTTGCTATATCTAAATTCATTGTATTAACAAGTGCAGTTAAGCCATCAACCTGAACGCCTATCGAGTGGGTGTGATTTTGAGCTAAAGATATAGATGTATCTATACGTTTACCTAACTCCATAAAACGCCTATCAGACTCTTCATTTTTACTTCTAACTTGTTCTGCTAAGACTAAAGCCTTGGTTTCTAGCTCTTTCTGAGCCAAAATTGTAGCTTTGTTTTCAATATCCTTTTCAGATTTAATTTGTTGTTCTTTTAAATCTTCATGAGGTTTATTTGAATTTTTAAAAACTGTGTATAAAACACTAATCAATCCAATGACAAACATTATGTCACCAGAATACTGTGAGAGAAAGTTCATAGTTTACATTTTAATTGTTATTTTAAACTGGAGGGTTTTGAAGTAATTCTGTAATTTTTTTAAGTTCCTCTAATATTAGTAAACTTAATTCATACTGCCTCTTTGCTGCTGCTGTTATTTCTGACATATTTTTAGTTTTTAGATGTTTGTGGTTTACTTCTTTGTATAGATTCTACTGCTAAGTTATGACGACCCTTTTCGTTTAAGTCCTTCATTTTTAGATCAAAGTCTTGCTGAATCTTTTCTTTTTGTATTTGTATCTTCTCGTATTCTGAAGTATCATCTTCTTCTGGTGGCATTTGCTGCCCAATAAGAGCTACCTGAATTTTAGTGTCATTATCTCTTTGATTTCTAAGATCCTCAATCTGCATCTTCATTTGCTCCATTCTTTCATTGGAAGCAATCTGTGCTTGCATTTGTTGCTGTTGCTGTTTAGCTTCTTCTTGTTTATTCTGTTGCATTGATACCTCATCCTTCTCGATTCTTCTCATTACAGAAGTCAACGATGAATCAGTAAATATCTTCATTACTGTAGAGAATGAAATCATCTGATTTTGCAACCCAGCATGTGCAAGTTGTTCTAGTTTTTGTTTAAGTTCAACATCTGCCATATAATTATCGACAATAATGTCATAGTCCATTTCTGCGAACTCATCACCATCAACATCAAGCATTGTCATCACTCTGTCGTCGGTAATATACTGCAATTTCTTATTACGTCCTTTTAGGGCAATTTTAGCCGTTTCTAGCAACGCAGTTAAACAACGCTTACGTACATTATCATGTATCATAAAAAGCTCTTCAGTGACGTGTGAGCTACTTGAAATGGCACGTTCTACACCACCAACAGTTTCTCTATTGTCAACCTGTCCTTGACGTTGTTTTGACACCCCAGATATTTCAAACATCTCTTCTTTAAGATAGTCTAATAACTGGATATATAAGTTAATTGAATTGCCAACTTCTAGGTCTAATGGTCTACCCGATGTATTAAAGTTACCAGCAATTTTACCAGTAGCTGCACCCTTGGTACCCTCTTTAAAACTATCTACAACACTAATGTTATCCTGCTCGATAAAATACAACCATTTCTGGTAATCCCATCCTGCTGGCATTCTAGCTTTATCTAACTCCAGAATCTTGCCATAATTCTTCGCAATAGTCTTAGTTAGTCTATCCTTAACTGCATCAAACATATACTGATAAGGTTTCATCCTGTCAACAAGTGATATTGGCTTGGCTTGATTAGTATTATATACCTGACCAATAATCCCAGCGTGACATTGAGATGGGTTATTTAAACGCATGTATTGAATGGTTTTAGGACGCATATTGATATATACTTCCTTGCCAATCTTGGTGCCTTCCCATATCTCATTGATCCACAACTTCTCAGACTCTTCTCCAATAAATGGGTCTATTCTATATGACTCATCTTTAAATGAGAACATCTCTTCGCCAGTCTGTTGGTCAAAGGATTTTATTTTTTGAACTAATCTTTTAGACTTCCAGTAACATCTTAAAACTCTAATATTACCCATATTATCTACATATGATGAGTTTGGTAGACCAGCAAAATTATTGCCCATCCACACAAATGTGTCAACAGAATTCTCTAGATTGTCGTCGGTAATTAATGGTGAGTATAAGAATGAGTTTCTTTCGTCAATATTACCCATCTCATCTGTCTGGACTAAGTTTGCATTGCTTATGTCCTCAATGTATTCTACATCCTTATCCTTAAGTTCATTGTAGTATACATCTATAATCTTACTGGGAGCCCAGTAATCATCAAGTATAATAATATCTGCATCTTCTATTTTGGAAGAGTAGCCACTTCTTAAGGTATAGACCTTACGTGGATTTAAGCACTCCATCACTGGCTCTCCACTTCTGATATCAAATTGATAGATTTCTTCAGATGCAATAAGTACATCCTTAAATCCTTGATTCATTTTAACATCAAACTCTAACTCCTTGATATAATGTTTCAATAACCAGTTGGCTCTCTTTTCTCTAAGATCTTGCCAGTTAAATGAAAAATATTGCTGTACTTCTTCAGTTTTTTGTTTTGCTTCTTCGTCAGAAAGCTTCTCATCTGTAATAATTTGCATTATTCTATCCTGAGCCTCCTTGACCTTCCCTTCCTCTACGGATGATATAGCATCTTCATTACAAATCTTACAAATATAATCATGTCTCCTGCGACTTTCTTCGCCTATAAGGACATTAAGAGGATTATTAATGATTGAATAATGTTGTATATCTTTAGGTATTAGCCCAACCCTTTTATTCATAGGATTAAGAGTCTTCTTCATATCCTCTTCATGTAGAATACCATTGAATAAATCATAGTTTATCTTCTTGCCTCTCAGTGATCTACGAACACTTGAGTTAAATAGATAACTGTTTTTATCTGCCCAATCTAGATGTGCCTTACGCCAATCTTGGTTTTTCTTAGAAGACGGTAATTTTTGTCTGGGAAATCCAGATGTTTGTGTAGACATATTATTACTTCTATAAGTTTACAAATTTACGTTAATATGGTTAACAATGGCTATAGTTAAAAATCCACAGACCACTTTTCATAGCTATTTTGCCCTTGAAATGCATTCTGAAAATTCTTATCTATGTATTCATCAAAGTCATCGTCACTATTCTTCTTATCTTTGTTCTGAATGTACTTAAGTCTATCCTCTCTGTATATCATTAACATGCCCATTGCTGATACCCTATCTGCATTTATATCTATATTCCAAGCAATAAGCTCCTCAACGTATGCTATGCTTCTAGTACAGTGCATATTTAACTTCTCGCCAATCTGATTGCCATCAGAGTCTTCATCTTGTACATATGCCTTAGACATAAGCCAGTCACGCTGGAGTCTTCTACCCCAGGTATTTATAGGATTAGTGGCATTGGTACCCAGACTCTTATTGCCATAGCTAGAACCTTTAACATACTCCATATCACGAAGGATCTGCGGAGTCTCACATAGGAGTGTTAAACATCTTTTCTGATCGAAGTAATTAAATATACCTTTCTTATTATTCTCGTAATTAGCCTTTGCATTATAGAAGATAAGCAATCTTCTGCATATCTCATAGAAATCATTGGCAAATTTAGGTCTCCCAGTATACTCAGCCACAATTCTATCTGTATATAAGTCAAATATAAATATAGATGTTAGAGATGTTGTTCCAGCTGCATCATCATCAACAGGGTCAATACCTCCTATATATCGTTGATTATCAACCTTTCCATCCGAACCAGTCTTAGGCATCTCAAATATTTCAATAGCTCCCTCTGGCTTATCTGTGCCAATAGGAAATTTTCTTATTGGATATAAACTATCATTTGGCTTCCATTCTATATTTGTTCCAGTGGAAATTAAATCTCCAACATAATGAGTATCAAAATATCTCTGTCCTTGCACTCTTACAGAGTCTCTATAATCCTTCAAGTCTGATACTGGGAAGATAGTTCCACTAGTTCTCATTACTGCCTCTGACGGAACTAATGGTTCCTCTGCAAGAGTCTGTGTAATTACACTTGGATCAGATGCATTATATTTTATAATAAATCTATTCTCTAATATCTCAACAAGAGCCTTTATAACATCTGGCTCACCGTTAACTAGATCATAGCATCTAGCACGATTAAGGTAAGCCCCCCAGAAGAACCCACATAGAGTTTCTCCATTTGTATTCTTGTCAAATACATTTGGTATTCCATAGATATTATATGCTAATGGGTTTCTAAATAACTTTTCAGAACCCTCAAAATCGGCGCCTTCAGTACCTCCAGTGTTATGAGTTATAATCCCATTGCCTATATAAGTATGTGTGGTTCCAGCAGTTAAATTATATACTGGTTGTAATCCTATATTTTCAATTTTAACAACTCTTTCAAATCTAATTCCACTTAAATTGTTGGAATTTCTAGACTTTTTATTTAAATAATAATTATTAAAAGTATTTAATCTATCTTGTTTTTCTTGTGGGTATAATTTTATATGCTTTACAAAATTTAAAACGCTATCCTTATCTTTTATTTCAAGATTAAAGTGACCATTCTTGCTTTTGGGATTCGAGAGATCTGGCTTAACAAATAAAATATTTCCATGTATTCCTAATCTTTGTAATAATAATTGAACCTCTAAAAGAATATTTTTATATGCACAACTTAATGATATTACACCATTTTTAGTTATATATCCATCAGTATCGAAAAATCCACCCAGTAATTCTGTTATTGAATTATATGAATATGAATGTATATCTATTGGTAACGTTTTCTTGTTTTTAGTTTGTCCATAAATACCAATACTTCTTAATTCGCCACATAATCCTTTTATTCTATTCTCCTCGTATATCTTGCCTAGTTTCGTAACATAAGTTTTTTCTGTTACCACTTCATTTTGTAATATATTATGAAGATAATTATTTATTTCTGGTTCGCAATTTGATAAAATAGGAGTCTTGTTAATCCCATAACTTCCATCTCCTATTAACCATGCAATTACTATAGGATTAAATAATTCTTTA